TGGTTGAAAAGTTCAGAATCTGACGCGACTCTCCTAATGTCCCTGGATGTTATCACTAAAAAGATTCGAGAACAGATGTTAATTGATTTTGAGGAATTCATGCTTCCACAGGCGCGTGAGAGTTTTAAAAAATTCTGGATGGGAGCTATGGGAAATGCTGCGAAGGAATTGAAGGGATCTGAGGAAGGTTCTAATCTTTCTCTTTTGCATAATATCACCCAGGATCTAAGTGGTCAGCCCTGGTATGTACAAGCCCTGGCTTCTAAAATGCTTCCGATGATCACTGACGCAGTCAAAACGCAGCCAAAACGCGGAGCTGACGCTGTAGTACGCATGGGACTCGCTGACGAACGCTAACTAAAAGCCTCAGAAACACAGAACACCCCCTATTTCACACTCAGAAAAACACAAAAGTTACTTTATTATATATATTATTTAGTTAATTAATTAGTATAGTAGTATGTACGCCGTCTTATTTTGGGTTAAAAAAACCGTGTGGTATAAATATTACTTTCTATAATGGATAATATGGTGGGTAATCCGTAGGTTGGAGCGGTATTTTACTTAATTTGAATTAATATATCAATTAATTAATACCCCATTCTCCAATGGTGAGCTGCGATGAGTGAAAAAAAACCAGTTGGCCGACCTGAAAAAACGGATAGCGAAGGTAACACGATTATCACCAAGGTGGTTGGCGTGAATGTTCCAATTAAATTATTGGAATTCCTGAAAGAGAATGGTGTAAACAGATCTAAACTATTCACAAGAGTTTGTTCTGACTATTATCATGGTGTGATATGTCCTTTATGTTATGCTCAGTTAGAAACCACTATTGTAGGGTCACACTGTCCAGATTGTCAAACCCTCCATTATAAACGCACCAAGGAGAGTAAAACCTTTTGGCGTAGCTTTAACAACTGTCCAGATTGTAACGAGTCTTATTCATATGAGAATCTTTTTGCACAAACCAAGCAAGGTTTAGATGGTTGCATGTCATGTGGTGTTAGTGTTGTCCAGAATTACGACATTGGAGAAGATGAAGAAGAAGCCTTTTATCACATGGACAAACAATGATTAATCATAATTTTAACCAGGGTGACCGTTGTATTTATTGCGGTCAAGACATGCAACAGGCTTTGGACCCAAAGACAATGATGCCAACTGAATGCAAAATCGGTCCTGATGGCGTTGCGGAAATTGAAAGAGAAGCGATTATAATCATGAAAGTAATCAAATTATGCAGGGAACTATGAACTATCAAAAGGAAGCTATCCTAAGATGTAAAAGGTGTAAACATGAATGGCAGATCTATTATGTGCCAGGTAATCAATATCCTTGCCCTAATTGTGAAGGGTTCAACCAACAAATATAAGTAGATACTCATATGTGAGTAACTGTGCCCAAGCCTGGACTTCCTAAGAAATACGCCAAAATGGGTTTCAAGAAAGGATGGCGCGCTTTTAAAGCTTCCAAACGCACTACACAACGAAAGCGCACAACCAGGACTGGCGGCGTCCGTAGAACAGCCCGTCGGGCATACAAGAATAATCCAAAAAGGAGAAACATGAAAAAAGGAATCCCTCATCCAAGCGTAACAGGTATGGCGTCTGGTTTAGCTATAGCAGCATACCTAAACGCTGGAAAGTCCTTCAACGGTGGAAAGATGCAAGGGGAGGGCGTAATCAAGGACATAACAGACGGTCAATTAGGTCAGGCATTCGGTACCCTCGCAGGTAATGCAATGAATATGATCGGGACCGACACAGGAAGGAAGACATTAGTGACTGCTGGAGGTATTGCTCTTTTGGGAGCATTCGCCAGGAAGCAGTTTCCTCAACTAAAACTCGGAGGCAGCCGTTTGTATTTTCGGCTATAATCTAAAAAATGGTAACAACTATTTCGCGAACTTTTGACAGCACGCCCACGGACAAAGAATATTTTTCTTTGACCGACAACATGAATTCCAGTAATCTTGGAAATATAATGGTGCCTGGTAATTCACAGCGTATTGTACGTGTGGATTGTGCCTTTGATGTATTTAATGCAAAAGGTGCCCAGGTCGTATGCAGACTATTAGGCTCTGATTTTTCAGAACAGAACTTCACCATATGGGGAGTAGCGGGTGACACTGCTGACGCAGCATGCGCACAAGGTTATCAGACCGTTCCAGTATCGTTTCCGATTGGCACAGCCAATAACATAGATCTACAGATAGCTATCCAGGTAAGTGGTGGCGGTTCTATGGCAGCCAGTTCTGGAACAGTTACTCTATATTTCGAGTAAGCCTTGAATGGTTAAAAAGCAAGTAGCAACCTTTCTCGGTCCTCAGAAGGGGCTTTCTACACTAGGGGAACATTGCATGGCCTATAGTGGAGAAGTGTCCGTAACGAATACAGAGTTGTTCCTTCTTGATTTCTTCTCTCCTGGTAAAAGATATATTGTAGGTAAAGTTCAATTAGGAAGCAAAGCCGGAGAGAATGAGGATTATGTATTTAAAATTTATTTTAATGACGTGGTTGTGTTTAGTTCTCTGTTCAATAATCAAGGTACCCAATATGTCGAGATTGCTAATTCTATACCTGTTTTAATTCCTCCATCCACCAGAGTTAAGATGTCATTAATTAATTTAGTAGATACTGATACCCGCGTATGGACTGTTCATTTTGTCGGTAGAGTCTATGCATGACCCTAGCCGCATCTAAATCAGTTTCAAGGGCCAAGGGTGGTAATATCTACGGTTGGAGTGGAAGCAGGGCTCTCAGTGCATCAGGGACCACTCTATTATCCTATACGAACCCCTCCGCATTTTATTTAACCAGGGTAACTTTAGGAATTGACTGGAGTGGGATTAGTGCCACCGAAGTTTTATCCTATACGATCAATGTAGACGGTACCGCATTATTTGTTGAAAAATTTGTTGTCGATGCGGACAACCTGGGCAACCAACCTAAAATGTTTGAATTCATCATACCACCAAATTCAACCGTTAAGGTTCAAGCCCTTCAATCTAATAATAATGGGTTTGTTTCATGTATGCTAACAGGGTATCGAGTATGAAACTCCCTAAGAGTGAAAAGGATTTCGAGGAGTTATTGACGGGGATTAAGTGGAATAGAATTATCCCTCCATTGGTATCCGTCTTACAACCTGTTATCCTTTTTGGATTGTGGTTAGGTTTTGCAAAAATAGATAAAAGAGCAGATGCCGTATCTAAATTAATTGCTCTGGCCGAACCTCTCCCTTTTGAGATAGATCTCAATGTACCGCAACCCGTGGTTTTAGCATCAATCTACCATTCAGTAGATGAAACGCTTGACATTATAGATGAGGTTATAAAATATTTAAAAGATATTGATATTCCATCGGCAGAAAAGATAATAGATGACATTAAAGAGGATTTAGAAGAAACTTTCATTGACCCAGTAACGGAAGCATCAGCCGAGTTTCAAAATGCCCTGGGTGCTTGTGTTGAGAATGCAAAAAAGAATTTAGGTAAGTTTTCATATCCGATAGCTGGTCCCTTTTGGATCATATCATGTATGAGCCAGAAAGGATATTCAATTAGTGCCGATTATGTAAAGGATAAATTCTTCTAATGACAGACCAACTATTTTTTTTGGTTTGGTTTCTGAGCTTTGGATTATACCTGGTAATCTACACCTGGTGGATCCCTTTGAAAACCCAAAAAAAAATAGAGAGCTGGTTGAAAAGTTCAGAATCTGACGCGACTCTCCTAATGTCCCTGGAT